TTAAATTCTAATTCAACTTTTTGTCCAACTCCACTACTTGAACGTGTCTTCATAAACTGTATTTGATAACGTCCGCGTTCTTTCATAGCTCTACTGGTAAAGATACCTATCACATTATCTGCTGTCATAATCTTACTTAATCCACCTGAGATATGACTGTGATCAAACTCGATTTCCTCAACTGCACTACGATTTAACTGACTAGCAGTTACAGTAATGCATTGTGTTTCCATGGCTAGATTTCTAATCTCTTCTGATACATACTTGTCTTTAACAAACAAATCACTTGGACTGACTTTAACACTTAATGGCATCATTAAATCTAAGTAATCAATAAGAAGTACATCGGGTTTACATCCTTTCTTTACTTGATATTCTTTCAAATATGCACGTATATCATTACAGTTCTTACCTGATGGCATATACTTAACTTGTAAGTTGCCTGACCTCTTACCGAGAACTTTAACTTTTAATTCTACATCGTCAATGTTCTTAAAGATCTCTCTAGTTCCGATTCCTGTGGTCATAGAATCTAAACGCATAGCAACTAGCCCTTCACTTAACTCAAATGTTAGATATAACACATTTAGTCCTGCCATGGCCCAGTTTACGCCTAAATTTGCCAAGAACAAACTTTTACCACCTCCCGATCCTGCACAGAATATATTCAGTTCACCTCTATTAAAACCACCATATAACTTACGATCAATGCTGGGCCAACCTGTGCTAATTTGACCATTACCATCTTTAAGTTTAGTAAGACGTGCTCTAGGATCTTCAAAGTAATCCGTACCCATATCCTTATTCAGTGATATCTGTATAGCATCTTTAATTAGTTTTTCTACAGGACCGTAGTCGCCTTTTTCCAACAAGTCTGCGCTATCTAAAATAGCTCGCTCAAGACCCTTGTGTCGACTAAAGTTTTCAAATTCATCCATTAGCCATTCATAATTTTCTTTGGGTAATACCACTGGTTTTAGATCTATGCCAACACTGGCATTAACAATACTTGCTTCGGGCATGACTTTATATTCATCAACATACTGGTTAATGAAATCGGCAGTATCTCTCAGACGTTGATCAAAATTAAGAGGATCAAAAATGTTTTGGCAACGTGCAAATGTTTCGCCATTGCTCATAAACATTTCTAGATATAACTTTTGTATATCATAATTATAATTTGGTTTAGTCATAGAGTGATTGTAATTTTTTCTTTAATAGTTGTATTTTTATCTCGTTTAATTCTCTGTAATGTAATATTGTGAATAATGTATATATTCTCCCATACTTTGCTACAGCATCTGCTACATCTTTAACATCATTCCAGGGCGGTACGCTAACAGCCCAACCATGCGTTAGTGCTGCTTGGATTAATTTTAAGCCGGCCTTATCTCTATCAGGAACAACTATCACCTGTTTGCCTAGAGCATTAATTCTAGCGCATTGGGTTTCATTTGGTTCATTATGCATGATTGCAACACCATCTATGCCTATTGCATCAAATTGTCCTTCAACTACTATTGTATATTCTCTGTTATTTTTTTGACGGTCTATATTGAATACATATCCTGATTGAGCATCTGTTAGATACTTAGGTTTCCCTTCGGTAATCTTTCTACCAGTATAACCAACTATCTTACCATCTTGATAAAATGGAATTATTACTCGATCAACGTATCCAGGTGCAGGACTCCACATCCAATTATACCAGTCAAGTTCCATACCTCGACCTATAATGTATTCGACTACCTTACCTATATCTTCTCCAATATCAGGTAAATGGGCAGTATTGATCCACTCCATTACCGTCATTGTACCATCCGGTAGAGGTCGTTCTTCCAATGTAAATGTAATTGTTTTTTTAGAAACAGGTTGATCGTCTTTGAGTTTTAGTGCTATCAATCCAAGTTTAGAAATTTCATTGTCTGATAACCCTAACCATTTAAACAAACTTTTGGTATTCTTAGTTAGTAGATGTCCGGGTGTCCACCCTGCCTTAAAATTACAATTAAAACAATGATATGTCCAACCACCCTTGACTGTTAACAGTATGCCGCCCCGTTGCCGTGTATCTTTACTATTACCAGTATGTATGCAACAGGGCGCATTAAAGCTAGCCCACCCACTTGGAGTGTTTTTTCTTTTTGGTAATAGTGCTAACAGGGCATCCTGTATTTCGTTCATGCACTATTTTAACTTCTATATAAGATTTTGTCAAGGGTTCCGGAGGTTGGAATATGGATAACCCGTACATAGGAATAAACACCCTTAAAGTTTTGATATTTAATTCCGGATTGTCCGGTATAAGTTAAAGTTGAAATAGTACTATAATTGCCACTTGACCCCGGATTATTATCCAAGTTCCTTGAATATAGATTGTTCCGGAATATCCTGTTAGATATAGTTGCATTGTATGCAATGCATCATTACCATTATATTCCGGATTTGCATATAAATTACCGCTATAGTATTCATAATTACCTGTACTGGAATTAATTATACCATTAAATGTAGTAACTGATATGCTATCTTTAAGTACTGGATTTATATCATTGTTAAGATGAATTGTACCTGCCATACCGTAATATGTATCAGCATATGCAGGTGTATAACTATTATCACTATCTAAAACTTTGATCCCGTATTGATAACTAGTTCTATCTAAATCTAACGTATCGCTTTCATTAAGAGTTAGTAATGCTAATCCTTTAGTAGAAGTAGACCCATTATCGAGAACATCTAAATTTTTATTAATAATCAATCGTTGATTAATAGCATCAAACATGCTGAATACAAATGTTTGTGTATTTGATATTCTAATTTTTTTCTGATCGCTATTCTTAAATTGTATTTGAATTTGATTTTTGATGCCTTTTTGTATTTTTAAATCTCGTTGATACATTATTCGGTTAACTCCTACTATATTAGTATCCATATCTAATATAACGTTAATTGTATTTGGATATAAATAGATTGGTAAATTCTGCATAAGGTATTTATTTTAATTACGATGAAAGATCAATTTCAAGAAAAATTCCCGTTTATTTCCTGTGTACAGTCTAATGAAAAAGAATATGTAGGCATTATTATCAATTTTGATAATGTTATTGCCAGTATATATGACATATCAATGATGTTAGATGAACAAACAAAAATAGCATTCTTAGAATTAGGGGAAGTTTGGTGGTGGGAAAGTAACCGCAGAATCCCTATCAATATTTTTCTTAAATCAGAAATGCAATCTTTTAAATCATTTATTAAAACATTCAATGCTAAAGAAGCATTGTTAGTTTTTGGCCCTGTTGTTAATTTAAGTGAAATTGCAGAAAAAAGAGTTAAACGTAAGTCAATACAGTTAGTACGATCTGTTAAGAGTATCCGTAGCTGAGTTTTTCACAGATTAGATTCAACTGCACTACAATAACACTGGCATAAGAAACAGCATGGGCCTTCTTAAAGAAATAGGAATCTTCAGTTTTAATCCATATTTCATCTTTGATAGCATGGAAACTTTTTTCCTTGCATATTGGGATGAGATGTTTTTTCCCAGGTCTGATCATGGCAAGGACCATGGCTAATTCAATAATACTTGTGGGTTTTAATTGAGCAAGTAAGTTATGATATCCGCTAATGTGAAACAATTGATCACATATCTCTTTCTCATACAGTAAATCCCACAGTGGCTCTGTGTTAAGTAAATAGGTTAGCTGTTCTTCATTCTTAACATCTTTATATGCTGTGACATTTAGAAAATCTATTTTAAAATATCCACGGTCTTCGGCAGATTTATAATCGATACTAGCAGTGCCTGTTAGTGGATTGTACGGAATAGCATGACAATACACTCCGGTATTGTGCTTTTTAAAAGTTCCGTTATCATCAATCATCGCAGGGATATGCCGAATTAAATCAAGCACAGTTTTTCTATCAGGAAAGTCAATATCTATGTCCATTATATTTGTCTAACCTCTACTCCGGATTTTTCGAGGAATTTGATACCCGAATCATCTCTATAGTTTTCATTATACCATACACGACTAATGCCTGACTGAAAAGTGAGCTTGGCACATTCCATACAAGGACTGTGAGTAACAAATAAATCAGCCCCAAGACCACTGTTGTTAGACTTCGCCAATTTTGCAAGGGAGTTTGATTCAGCATGTAATACCTCTGGTTTAGTTTTTAATCCGTATCGGACATCTCGTTGGGCACCTTCGTGCCAGCCTTCGTAAGGATATATGACATCAAACTCTTCGGGGTCAAGCCAACCCCCTGCACCTTTATCCCAAACTTTGTCTTCACATTCGTTATCCCATCCCGCTGGTGTGCCGTTATAGCCGTAGCTAATGACACTGTCATCTTTGACAATGACAGCACCGACTTGGAGTCTTTTAGCGTGACTAAGTTGGGCTGTGCGTTTTGCCCAATCCATATAAAGTTCAATAAATTTTTGTTTCATTTAATTTCCATCCATGTTGCTCACAAAAACTTTTTATATTTTCCATACTTATTTTATACCTGCCTCGTTTAAAATTTCATTCACTAATAACACATCAGCAGGAGATTCTTTAAATTTCTTCAACCAAAATTTAATATCAAAGGCCGGAGAGATCATAGCCAATTGTTCGTCATTCATTTTACTAACCATATCTTTACCCGAGGCTGAATTTAGTATTACCCAAGAACTAACTCTACCATTTAATACATCATATACTGCTTTATTCAAACTAACTTGTGAAAAGTATTGTGTAAATTCTATACTATGCTCATCGCCCCATTCCATCATAGTTTGTAATGTACGTTGTACAGCACTTTCGACGGGCTCTAACTTTAATGTTTCAAACAGATATTGATCATACAATTCATCTCGGCACCAATGGTCTAACTTAACACCGCTCTTAATTACAAAATC